TTTAATTGAAGAAAATGATCAACTACGTAAAGATATAGAAGCAAAGCACAAGTTTGATCATATACCTAAAAATAGACGTGTTAAATATTGGTTCGTGCAAAGAGATGAATCAGTTATAGAACAAATAAAAGAACGTGTGGAGTTGTGCCGTGAATACTATAACCTTTTAATGAAAACAATATGAACATAACACACGAACAAAAACACGAAGACACGGTACTAATGGCAGTAATGACCAAGTATTACGAACGTAGTCAAAGAGGAATACGAAAATACGGAACTAACTTGGACAGAACCGACATAGATTTACTCGGATGGCTTGACCATCTCCAGGAGGAGCTGATGGATGCGACTCTGTATATTCAAAAGATAAAAAAAGAGCTATGAAACAAACGGCGGTTGATTGGTTGATGGAGCAGTTAACGTTTTGCAGCTATGCGAAGGCAGGGTTTAAAAAGCACTTACCTGTCAGTTTGCACAAAGTTAATTAAGTGCTTTAAACTTTCGGCTACCACTACACCCCTGCTTTTGCATAGGTGCTGTTATAGCCAGTATTTTATCAGGTTATGATTAGAAAAACATTAAAAATCCTGTGGGTAATTCAGGAACAGGAACACAAAGACCCTTTTAAAAGAGGTTATTTTAAAAGGAGAATGAACGCTTTTAATCCACTTACATACATTTCAATTCTTATTATCATTTTGATTGGATTTTTAATGTTTGGCTTGGTTGGATTTTGGAAAGAAGTCGATTTAAGAAATCCGTTTCGGTGGTCTTAATATTGGCTATAACAAAGAGCTATGAAACAAACAGCAGTAGAGTGGTTTTTTTATCAATTATATACCATGGAAGTTGAATATGAAACCATTATGAAATTACTTGAACAAGCTAAAGCAATGGAGAAAGAGCAGATAATTGAAGCTTATTTAAAAAATCATTTGCAAGGATGTTGGATGAAAAATACACCTGAAGAATATGCAGAACAATACTATAACGAAACCTATGAAAGCAAAACTAACATTTAACCTGCCTGAAGACGAACACGATTATTACTGCGCAACTAAAGGCAAAGATATGTTTGTAGTTATTTACGAACTTCAGCAAGAACTCCGTAAGCTATACAAGTACGAAGAACTAAACGAAGACGAATGGCAAATAGTTGAACGAATGCGAGACTTTCTAAACGATAGACTAAATGAAAACGAAATAAACTTAAATAAATAACAAATGGAAACAAAAACAAACACGGGAGCAATCTTTAAGAACGACAAAAAGCAAGGTAATCAACCCGACTACCGAGGAAAAGTAAACGTAAACGGAAAAGAAATGGAAATAGCGTTATGGCTTAAAGAATCTTCAAAAGGAATGAAATACTTTTCATGTTCATTTACCGAACCTTATGTGAACGAAACACCAAAACAAGTTCACACGCAAGTAATTGAAGATGACGATTTACCTTTTTGATCATGTTTATAGATGACAATTCATTAAGGAAAGAATTGAAAACAATACTCCTTACCAAAACACGAAACCAAATTGTAAAAGAAATAAAGTCCAAAGGGTTAAAGATGCACCAATATACAATAGATAGATTTTTATCTGGAGCATTAGTAAGCATTAAAACTCTTAGGATATTAGACGAATACGTTTATAGAGAACAAAAAGGATTTAAATAGTTATGATTAGAATATAATAATTATATTTGGCGATAAACTAACCAAATGGAATGGCTTAAGTATATAGCAAAAGATCATAAAGAATGGGTTAAAGTTGTAGAATCTTTTGGTGAAGATTTTTTTGCTGAAGATATTGTTCAAGAAGCCTATTTAAGAATTTACAAATATTGCCAACCAGAAAATATAATTAAAGATGGTAACGTCAACAAAGGATTTATGTATTTTACTCTTCGGAATTTGTATCTTTTTAATCTACGCAATAATTCACGACTGGAAAAAGTATCGTTAGATAATATTCAAGTAAAATATGATGAATACGACATGCAAAAAGAAGAAGCTTATTATCGTTTACTAATGAAAATACAAGATGAAGTAGACTCTTGGCATTGGTATGATCAAAAATTATTTGAAGTTTATAAAGATACAGATCTAAGCATACGAGATATTGCAAAAGAAACTACTATTAGTTCTAGTTCTATTTTTAATACGCTAAAAAATTGTAAATTAAAAATAAAAGAATCAATAGGAGAAGACTACGAAGATTACAAAAACGAAGAATTTGAATTAATAAAATGAAAGCAAAACGACGAATATTGACAAATATGATCAAAAAAACAGGTTTTGATGCTAAAGATTTAAAAGAATTTAATGTAAAGTTTTGGTTATCGAAAGAATATAAAGTTTTTCCTAAAGAACATCATGGATTAGAAGTAATTAAAACAGAAACACTAACCGACGATACGATTATTTTAGGAACTAAAGAACAAGTATTAACATATAAACAATAAATTATGGCACGAAAGAAAAAACAAGCCGAAGGATTAGGCGACACAGTAGAAAACATTTTAGAAGTTACTGGAGTTGCAAAGGTTGCAAAGTGGATATTAGGCGAAGATTGCGGATGCGAAGAACGTAAAGAAAAATTAAACAAACTCTGGAGATATAAAAAACCAGAATGCTTAACCGAAGAAGAATATAATTATTTAGATAAGTTTTATAATCGACAAAGAAGCAGTGTTAATCCAAGTGAACAACTACAACTACTAAAAATCTATAATAGAGTATTACATGAAAAACTACAACCTACTCAATGTGGATCATGTTTACGTGAAATGGTCAACAAATTGAACACACTTTACGCAGTTTATAAAAAAGAAAAAGATGCCGATACCGAAGCCAACACCACAGGAGAATAAAAAAGAATTTGTTATGCGTTGCATGTCAAATGATCTAATGAATAGAGAATATACTGATCAAGATCAAAGACTAGCAATTTGTAGTTCAAGTTTCGAAGAATCTAAATTATCAAAAGAAGAAAACAATGGCAAGACCAGGAAGACCAAATAAAATAAATAGTCCTGAAGAATTATGGCAATACTTTCTAGATTATGTTGATCATGCTAAGTCTAATCCTATGTACAAAGTACAATATGTAGGTAAAGACGGTAGAGAAGAATACCAACCACTAAATGTACCAATAACATTTGAAGGCTTTGAATGCTATCTAGCAGATAAGAACATAATACAAGATTTAGGACTATATGCAAGCAACTCAAGAGGTAGGTACAAGCAGTATGTTACTATCATAGCACGTATAAGAAAAAATTGTTTTGTAAATAATTTTAACGGAGCGGCAGTTGGTTTATTTAGTCCTAATTTAATTGCCAGAAAACTAGGATTAACAGATAAAAAGGAAGTAACTAATATCGAGCAACCATTATTCCCTGATGTTCAAGAAGACAACAGCGATTCGGAAAATTCTGAATCTTAAGAAGCGTGTTAAGATAATTCAAGGAGGTACATCTGCTGGTAAAACATTTGGCATTATTCCTGTACTTATAGATAAAGCCACTAAAACAGAAGGATTAGAAATATCTATAGTTGCTGAAACGATACCACATTTACGTAGAGGTGCTTTACGTGACTTTTTAAAGATCATGAAATGGACTAATCGTTTCTTTGAAGAAAGATTCAATAAGTCTTTATTACGTTATGAGTTTGCTAATGGATCAGTTATAGAATTTTTTTCAGCTGATGATTCGAGTAAACTACGGGGTGCAAGACGTGACATTTTATATATTAACGAATGTAACAATATTACCTTTGATGCCTACAACGAGTTAGCTATTCGAACACGGAAGGAAGTTTATTTGGACTTTAACCCTGCTAACGAGTTTTGGGTACATACAGAACTAAAAGATGAATCAGATTCTGATTTTATTATCTTAACATATAAAGACAATGAAGCTTTAGATCAAAGTATTATTGATCAAATAGAAAAGAACAGAGACAAAGCCAAAACGTCTACTTATTGGGCTAATTGGTGGAAGGTCTATGGTGAAGGTCAATTAGGAATGTTAGAAGGAGTTGTGTTTAGTAATTGGAAACAGATTGACGCAATACCAAAAGAAGCAAAGTTAATAGGAATAGGATTAGACTTTGGCTACACAAATGATCCTACTGCAATTATTGAGATCTATAAATATAATGATCAAAGAATAGTAAATGAATTAGCATATCAAACAGGTTTATTAAATAGCGATATAGCAAAGTTATTGCCTAAAAACGTAATAGTGTACGCTGATAGTTCCGAACCCAAGTCTATTGATGAAATAAGAAGATACGGAATAACTATTAAAGGAGTTACTAAAGGAAGAGACTCAATAAATTATGGTATTGATGTAATACAAAACCAGCAATATCTAGTAACATCTAATTCAGTTAATTTGATCAAAGAACTTAGATCATATATCTGGGACACCGATAAACAAGGAAAACGTTTAAACAAACCTATTGACTATTTTAACCACGCTATAGATGCTTTCAGGTACCACGAAATGGAAACACTAGGACTTAATTCAAACTACGGCACATATGCAGTCAGGTAAAACAGATGACATGCAAGTAATGATTGCAAATGTAGAAAATTATATATACGAAAAAACTGGAAAACAAGTAAAAATTGTGTTTAATAACATGAGACGATTTCCACAGCATTTAGATATGCTTTTAAAGGCATATGAGTTTGTTGTAAACTACAAAAACAAAAAATCTTAATTATAATTATATGAAAGTAAACATAACGGTTCCTACTTCTATTAGTGAAATACCTTTGATGAATTATCAAGAGTTTTTAAAACTACAATCTACATCTAATGATCAAGAATTTATAGCACAAAAAATGATCGAGATATTTTGTGGATTAAAATTAAAAGAAGTAGTTACGTTAAAAATGAGTTCAATTAATGAACTAATAATACATTTTACAGAGATATTTAAAGTAAAACCAGAATTTAAACAAACATTTAAAATAGGTGATGTTGAATTTGGCTTTATTCCTGATCTTGAAAACATTACTTTCGGCGAATACGTAGATCTAGAAAACTACTTATCAAAATGGGAAGATTATCACAAAGCAATGGCAGTAATGTACCGACCTATAACTATTCGTAAAGGAGAAAAATATCAGATTATGGAGTACACAGGCGCTGCAGAATTTAGCGATGCAATGAAGTACGCACCTATGGATGTAGCAATTGCGGCTTCAGTTTTTTTTTGGACTTTAGGAAAAGAATTACTAGACGCTACACTAAACTTTTTAACGACGGAGTTGACGAAAAAGAACGAGAAAGGCTCTCGGACTTTAGCGCAAGAACTCAATTTGGAAAAAAATGGGGTTGGTATTCAAGCATCTATGGACTCGCTAAAGGAGATATTACAAAATATGACGAAGTTACAAAATATAAACTACATAAATGTCTCACCTATCTTACCTTTGAATCAGAAAAAAACGACATTGAATTAATGGAGATAAAAAAAGCTAAATTATGACAGGGTATTATTCATTATTAGACAAAATAAAAAATCATTTTACAAATGATCCATTGATCAACACGATAACTCAAGGATCAATTTTTAATGTAGATCTAGGCAAGCAAAATATATTTCCTTTAGTACATGTTATGGTAAACAACGTCAACTTTAATGATAACGTAATATCTGCAGCCAACGAAAAGAAGAACCAACAACTAAGTTTGAAACTTCAGATAACGAAATAGACGTTTTAAATACACAACTTGCAATACTTAACAGATGCTTTGAGATGTTAAAACATGGCAATATATGGGATGATTTATACCAGTTAAATGGTGCACCAAATTGTGAACCGTTTATTGAAAGATTCGAAAATTATCTAGCTGGTTGGGCTATGACTTTTAACGTGGACTTCCCTAATGAAATGACTATTTGTTAATGGAAAAGGAACGACAATTAGAAGCTTTAAAGATATTTCGTGATCACGTAATACAAGAGGCAAAAAATAATTTGTCAACAAAAAATAGTACAGGCAGTTTACAACAAAGTCTAAAAGGAGATATAGCCGCAAATCCTAATTCAATTACATTGTATTTTGAAATGCTTGAGTACGGATTTTATCAAGACCGTGGAGTTCGAGGTATAAAATCAGGTAGAAGTTTAAGTAATTTTAAATTTGGAACAGGATCAGGAGCAAAAGGAGGACTAACCAAAGGAATCAAAGAATGGGTTAAACGTAAAGGAATCCAATTTAGAAACAAAAAAGGAAAGTTTATGTCATATGATATGACTGCTCAATTTATAATTAGATCTATTTGGTACAAAGGTATAAAACCTAGCATGTTTTTTACACGACCTTTTGAACAGGCGTTTAAAAATTTACCAGATGAAATGGTAGAATTATACGGATTAGAAGCTGAAGAATTATTTGACACAATAATGAAAGAAAATTTTAAGAACTATGGCGATTAATAGAATATTTGCACGAAGCCCTTTTATAGTGGAAATTAACCAACCTACCCAAGAAGGTAGCAAGGTAGAATTATACATATATCAAAACGGAAACCCGCCACCAATAGCGCCAAGTTACACCTTGGAGAAACTGATTCCCGCAAGTAACAACACGCAAACCTTGTACAATATTTCCCCATACCTATTGGAGTACATAGAACACACGACTTTTATTAATAATTACGCCACAGATGAAGGTTTACTAAACGTAAACGAATACATATTAGTTGACGTAAAAGAATATTGGTTAGACCCCTTTACGCAATCATATGTACTTTTAGGAACCACAACATATTGGGCATACGATGGATTCGGTTATTATTCGCAAGGTTACAACCCAAGCCATATATTTACAATGCCCGTACACCTTGACAAAAAAGACTATTACTTTTGGAGCGACGCAAACAATAACCCATTGTTAAATAGCCTTGAACGGGCGGGTACTTTTACGGCATATTTAGAAACCCATTGGACGGTAAAATACACGCAGTTACAAACGGGTTTGTTTTGGCAGTATTCAATTACGGGTGGAAATTCTATGT